CAATATCAGAATAAACACGTTTCATGAAACAATCCTATAATTCTATTAAAGTTTTTATCAAATTTTGTACTCATAGTAGATATTCTAAAACTATTTTTAATACCTTTTATTCCAGCATAAATAACAATGTTTTCGTTTAATAAAAAATCTCTCAACTTTTCATAGCTCATTTTAGGATGCACAAAACCTATAATTGAATTACTAGGATTTTTATTGATACATTGTATTCCTATTTCTGAAAACTTTTTAATAAGTCTATCTTTTCTAATATCAAAATCATCTTTATTGTTTTTAGATATTTTCAGTGTTTTATTTAAGGCACATACAGATTGAACTGGCAATGTAAAAGGTATGTCTTTACCTATATATTTTTCAAGATTTAGATAATAAGACCTTTTTTTAATTTTCAAATCTTTATTAAAAATAACAATACCAAGACCTGGAGTAGACTGTAAACATTTATTACTACAAAAGCACATTGCGGCTATTTTAATATTAGAATAGTCAGAAGCACCAAATGCAGATGTTGTATCAATAAACAAATTAGCATTTGGATATAACTCTGAAATTTTATTTATGTCGAATTTTTCACCAGTTGTTGTTTCGTTTTCAACAAAATATAAATTTTTTATTTTTTTATTTTGTTTTAACTCATCAATGGAAGTGCATTTTATTTCTTTATATTTTATTCCATAAACTTCCATCATGTCAACTGCGCGCTGGCCATAAATACCGGCATTTATAACAGTCATGTTTTCGACAAGAGATGATATCATTGCTTCCATAGCAGTAGTACCGCTACCTCCAATTATTGCAGCGTGGTGGTTTTCGAATCCTTTAAGTAAAATATTTTTTGTTTCAGAAAGAATATTATCAAATTCATCTGTTCTATGACAGATATCAGAACCAAGCCATTGAGCAAGTTTTGTTCTAAACCTAGTATTTGTAGGCCCTGGATTTAATAATAGTTTACCCATTTTTTATTTCTTCTTTAATATTTATTGCATTCTGTACACAATCAATTCCTACTCTAGGAAGCTTTCCATCTTTTTTTATTTTTAATATTTTATCTATACCTGGATATGAACACTGCCCTGCAACATCACGTTGTAGTTGAGATACAGGATAATCCCCTACTGATTCATGTGAACCATTATCTAAAACATATACATATAAATTTTTACTGTATGTGTCTCTAATTGTATGTGTGATTCCCAAGTGCATTAGTAGTGCGCCGTCACCGCTTAACACTACAACAGGCATATCAGTATGTTCGGCAATTCCTAAACCTATCGCTGGTGCCAGCCCCATACTTCCTTGCATATAAAATATATTTTCCATATCAGGAAACATTTTATATACAGCTCTAGATATATAACCTGTATTTGTTACATAAATAGCATACTTTCCATGCTTTTCAAATATTATCTGTATTGCTCTTTCTCTACTTACTGTCTTAGCCGACATTGTTATCTCCCTTAATTATCATATAATTATCGTAGCCAATTAGCTTCAACATAGCCTCATCTGTCTCGCCCATAACTTTATGTTGAGGCAGTGTATGTCTATGACCTATTACCAATAAAGGTTTTATATTATAAGGTATACATAAACTTGTTAAAGGATTTATACAGTTTCCTAAACCTGAGTTCTGTAAATATACGCAAGACTTTGTTCCAGCCAACTCAGCACCTACAGCCATGCCTATTGCTTGACCTTCATTTGTTGCAATGATATGTTTCCAATCAGGTAAAGGCTTAGCATTAAAAGATGCCGCGCCGACATCATCTATACTGTCCTGAAAAGGTTTTAGTAAACTATCAGGCACACCTGTAAAAAACCTATAACCTTCTTTATATAACTTTTCAAATAATTTATTAAGAGCCATATCTTTCTTGATTTTCTTTTAATTGGTCAACTCGAATCAAATCAAATATATCTTCCATAGAAACAATATCGTCATTTGCATGAGATAATGAACCGCCTTCTTTCATTTTTACAAATATATCTTCTATAGATTTTACAGCAGCTCTAACAGAATAATTTGCGTATATAACAAGACTAAATCCTGCACTATTTAATTCATTTATATTTACTGTATTATAAGTTGTAGGTACACATACAAGTGGAGCTCTTAATCCTGCCTTGTGATACATATCTGCAAACTTTAATACTTCATCAGGATTTTTACTTTTACTATGAATCAAGAAAGCATCGCAGCCAGCATCATTATACATTCTCGCTCTCTCCATTGCAACCTCGTGTCCGTGTCCTTGAATTAACGCTTCTGTTCTAGTAATTATAGCAAAATCTTTATCCAATCTTTTTTCTACTGCAGCTCTAATTTTACCACACATAAGCTCTGGTGTCTCTAAACTTTGCTTCATTCCATAAAAAGAACATCTCTTTGGAGAAGGATTGTCTTCAAAACACATTGCAGAAGCTCCTGCCTTTTCATATTCTCTAACCATTCTAATTGTATTGATAGAACTTGGTCCACCTTCGTCTGCATCAACTAAAATAGGTATGCTTATTCTGTCACTAATTTTGCTGATTGTGTCAAAATAATCTGCAGTGTTTAGAATATTTGCATCTGGTAATAGATTCCAAGCATGTGATTCAAAGCTAGATACCCAAACACCATCATAACCAGCTCGTAAAGCTATTTCAGCTATCATAGCATTGTTTGCACCAATAACTATATTAGTTTTAGAACTGTCATTTAATAATTCCTTAATTGTCTTCATCTTTAATTCCTCTGTTTTTATTTAATATAATAAATTTTTACGACATATAAAAATATTTTAGTCGTTATCTGCATATACTTTGTGTTCAAAATATACAGAGCCTTTGTCACCGAATTCACTGCATAATGGATTCGACCATATTTTTTGAAAAAATGCGTATGACATAAATGTTCCTACATCATTATAAATTTCGTGGTTTATTTCTTTTTCTGGATAAAATTGGTGGAATAGCCATTTGTACATAATTTGATTGTCTTTACCTAAGAACTCTTCTTTATGCTCCTGTGCTATCATTGATATACAGTCACCGCAATCACCTCTTCTTATTAGATTAGGATATTTAGACCTTATATGCAAACCCCATGCCTGCTTATATATACAAGTTGCTGATTTGTATTTCGATTCTACAAATCTATTTATGTCACCTTCTTTTAATCCTACAAGGTCTCCGACAACCATAATTGTGTCTCCTTCTACAGAAAGAGCAGATTCAAATGTACTATATATTTTACCATCTTTAGGATAAAGTAAATTTACTCTGTTCTTTATATGGTTTATTAGTTCGATATTCCTCTCATCAACAACAGCATATAATTTTGTGTTTTCAATTGTACATCTTTCAATTACTATATCAATAATTTTTCGACCTTTATATAATTCTAAATGTCTGTTTCTATCTGGCTTTGGTGGACCTGCTGCTAATATAACTATATTTTTCATATTATCTTTCGCTAATTTTCGATGTTCCAAATTGCCCATTTGGTCCTGCCATCACAGGATTTCCCCATTCGTTTATATGTGTCTTAAGCCATTCGTTTTCTAAACTATCAAACCAATGTTCTTTATATGTCCATTGCTCTTTGACATCTAAGCTCCCACAAAAACCTTCTTTCTTAAATATACCAAACTGCCTATCAAGTATTATTGAATACCATTCAGTCTCATCATACGCTGCAATTGAGCCTTTTATTTCAAAATCCCAAGGTGAATAACCATCTTCCAAATATTTTAATAAAAATTCTTTATTCCATAGCGAAAGCTGACAATTTATTGAATAATTAGATTTCATTAGTACGTGCATATCGAAGTCGATATTTAATTCTGGGACATTTACAGTTGTTAATATTCTAGATTTGTAATGACGATTTTCTTCTATTACAAATCCATTCTCTTCTGCTACATCACATAGCTGAACCTTGCCAATTTGATGATTTAGTTTTACAACCTTTGTCAAATAGTTTATATAATCGTGGCTCATTTCTTTATAAAAAAATGTGTCTTCTGTACCATATATAAAATATTCAGGAGCATTTTTTATAAAATATTTTCTTAAATCGGTTGACCATTCTTCAACAGGTCCTTGTGTCCCCATCGACTCAAATTTACAATTCTCTGTAAGCTTAAAGTCTGGCTTGTCATATCCTAATATAATAAGCTCACTATTATCTGTAAATTTATTAAATAATTCTACAAAAACCTGAAGACATCTCATATGTTTATTGTTTGTAGAAATATAAAAAGGCACGTCTAATTTTTTCATATTACAGTCTCCATTAGTGAAACGTCTATCTTGTCTTTTTCTTCGCCTCTATATTCTTTTAGTTGTTTTATAACATCTAGTGATGCAACCTTTATATTTCCGTAATAAAAATGATTTTCTGGATTGTGTATAATATCATGATAAGATTTTTTATATATACCTACTCCATATTTATTGTGAGAATGTATATTGTCTGTAGGGTCTATAACCTCATGAGCACAATCGTGAATATAATCTACATCAGCAGCTTCTCTCAATCCATATAAAGATAAAACTCCACTAGCTGTGATACAATAATCTTCGTGGTTTAACCCATTTTTATCAATGTAGTCTTCATAATATTTTAATGAATTATAAAATTTAGGATAGTCTCTAAACTGAGAATTATTTAGAAAATGAATACTATTTTTATTTAATAAGCATCGAGAAAGTCTTAATGTTTCTTCGTAAGTATCGTTAATATGAACTGAATGATTTCCTATTCCATATATTTTTCTTATTCTTTCTTTTATATTTACTGCTAACGATTTATCTTTTAGTTCTATTAAATACATTGTCATATCGCCATCATTTGGAAAGCAATATCTCATTTTCTCTCTAAAACCTGCAAAATTATTATTTCTATTTCCAGCCCAAGATTCTCCTTTATATAATTGGAACATATAATTCAGAGCACCTTTTGTACTAAAATTGATATGTTTTTTGTATGCAATATTACATGTCTGATTTAATATGCTCTCTAACTCTCTTCTATTACCTACTGCTGCAGGGAATATATTTACAACAAGCAAGTCTTTGTTTTTTCTTACCATTTCAAGTGCTGCAGCATCCATATAATCCTGATTCAGTCCTAGCTCTTGGAACATATTATAATCACATACTTTTTGACCGTCCTTTATATTATTACCTTCTACTGTTTTTACTTCTATATCTAGCTTTGATGCAGCTGCAGTTCTATGAGAGCCATTAAGAAGATAATCTTCATTGTCAACAACAACTGGTGACTTATTCCAATCAAAGTTATTTGATTTCATGTCATTATATATTTTAATAAAATCTAATTCAAATGCGTCGTATGTATTTTTATTTGGATTGTTATATTCCTTAAATCCATTCCACAATCTCAAGTGTTCTTTGTATATATCTTTACCAAATGCTGTATTTTTACCTAGCATATTAAGAAATATACTTTTTATAGGCAAATCAAATCTACTCCAATTAAATAAATTTAATCTGTTTTTATGTAGATTTTTATAAGGTTTTTTGTTTCTTATTTCAGTTTCTAACCTTTGCTGTAAACCGTGATTGACTTTGTGGTCGTTTATAGGATTTGTAAGATTATATACATACATGATATCGTTTATATATCTACTTTTGTTACCTGACATTTCTAACATTGGAAACATAAATGAAAGGTCCCAAGCCATAGGATAGAAATTACCTTCAGAATCTAATAAATCTTCTTTTTTAATTCTGTTCCACAAATGATATTTGAATGTTCTTAAATGAGAAAAATACCATTCATTTTTTCTATATGAACCTTCATTTATTATATTTTGAGGTGCCTGTCTTGCGAATTTACCTTTTATATTTGAAGGATATTCTATATAGCTTCCGTATGTTATCCAACAATCATCGTTGTTATATATAGAATTCAATCTTGTAAGTACATTGTCATTTTCAAACCAATCATCACCATCAAGCGTTACAATTATATCTTCTCCATCTGGCTTTGAATATTTTATACCATCGTATATATTTTTAAGAGCAAGAGCTTTTTCTTTATTTTCAATAAGCGTAAATCTAGAATCTTGTTTGATAGTTTTTCTAATTACTTCTACACTCTTGTCAGTAGACATATCATCTAATATTATACATTCGAAATTTTTATAATTCTGTGACATAACAGAGCCTAAACATCTATCAATCCACTCTTCTACATTATAAAGAGGTATAATAATCTTAAAATGATTTTCATCACCATAGTTTATCTTATGAAATTTTTGCTCTTCTGATATAAATGATTCTATAAAGCGATCTTTTGATTTTCTAATAAAATCTATAAGCTCTTTTCCTTTTAATTTAGGGAACCAACTTTCTGAAGTACAACCATTTTTATTATTTGTTTTTATAGCACAGCCTAGCATTCTCGCCTCAACCAAAAATCTATTAAAAGTTTCAAGTACTCCTGGTAAAACCAAAACGCTTTTATATTTTGACATCTCTTTCATTAGCTCATTATAATGAAGAGGTCCTACAACGTTATAGTCGATGTTGTTATTATTACAGTAGTCAATACATCCTTGCGTATTTTTTATCTTATTGCTAGAACCTAAAATCATAGTTTTATTATTCTTTGGCGTATCGCAATAAGATTCTATTAAGTCAAGGTGCTCGTCAGACCATATACTTGTTGAAAGATTTACAACATTATCCAATCCTAAATTCATTGCTACAACGTTACTATGTAAATATGATTGACAATAAACTCTTTTAGCTTTTTTATAGAATTCTGAATTTATTATTTTATATGAAGGTGCGATATAATTTTCATATCCTGAAACATCTCTATCTGTTACATATTTATGGTCATGTTCTACAATTGAATAATTTAGGTTATTTTTTATATAATCTTTGTTGAAAGGTGAAAGAGATATAAAATTACCTATTAAATATTCTGCATCTTTATCTGATTTGCTTACATCAAAATTTTCGCAATTTATTTTTTCTACGTTTACACCTTTTGCTTTTAATCCGTCTATTATCTCTTCATTAACAAGCTCACCCCCACCAAAAACTTGATTTACAAAAAAATCAGCTATAAAAATTACCTTCATTTTAGTTCCCTTAATTTGTTGTTATTTTTCCTGGATTTCTATCTAGTGTATCTTCTATGTCTTGGTCAAATCTATAATCTATAAGCTGTACAAGGTTCATGTTTCTTAGTAAAAGAGTTCTGTAACTATTATTATATAATTTTTCCATATTTACTGCAAGCCTTCCATAGTAAAATCTTTGTGAAGATTCTATCATTGTAAGCCGAGGTATGATTAAGCCTCTCTTTTTGAATCTAGGTAGTAACCTTATACCTGTATCTCTTGCAAGGTCGTTAAATCTCATATTACTAAATTCATTTAAGCTTAATACATGAACCTTCTGATAATAATCAGGATTCAATATAAGAAACATATAATCTTTTGTCTCTCCTTTCAGATTTTTATATCTATTCTGAACAACCATACCTTTTTGTAACTGATGTTTTGGTATGATTACAGCAGATTGCTTGAAAGTGAGATGTTGATTAAAAAAATTCATTATAAATCGCCTAGACTAAACCCATTACATTTTTTTGCAGCTTCTAAATAGTTATCAAAATTTTCTGCATTTGACATGTCTAAAAATGATTCAAAGTTTACATCTGCAGAATACTCTTTTCTCTCTTCTTCTGTCAAAGGTTTTACTTTTGCATAGCACCATATCATATCTTCACCGAATCCGTGAGGAAATACCATTTCTTTTGAAGTTCTTATCGTTGAAGGGTACCAATAAGATTCACCATCATCATATCTATTACCTTTTACTACACCTGGCATTCCTTCTTCATATTTTTCTATATCAAAATCTGGATGCTTTTTATAATTAAGTGGATATTCATTAGTATAATACCCTGTACTTAAATCTATTTTTGATACTCCATTCTTATCATCAAATTCTTGCATCACCATCAGTTTCTTTGTCTGTGGACTTTCAATCCAATTTATATCACTATTCATAAGTTTGCATCTCCTCTATAGCTGGAAGCTTAACATCGAATGAAGGTAAAACAGAATCATCCATTATTTCTTCAAACTTTTTTGTCATCTCTTTCAGTGTAAAATTATCTTTTACATATTGTGTTTGTTTTCTAGATTTTTCATGATACTTTTTATAATTTTTATGTACATCTTTCAATATACCAGATGCATATCCATAATCTACAGTAAACCACTCAGAATCTTTTAATATAACTTTATCCCAAACAACTGATTCATGAACCTTATTTAATTTACCTGGAAGCATTACACCATAAGCAGATAAAAAGTCTATATGACCAGACCAATTTGAAGCTATTGTAGGCTTACCTGTAACGCTATATTCTAATAACGGTCTACCAAATCCTTCACCTTTTGTAAACGACACCATAGCTTTTACTTTAGGATGGTTATATAATCCATTAAGCTCTTCTTTTGTTAAGTCACCATGCAAGAAATATATACTAGGTAAATCACCTTGATGCTGTACATGACTTCTTATTTGTTTTATTTTCTTAATTATATCTTCTCTTTCTCCAATTGAAAAACCTGCAGAAGAAGTTTTAAGTATTAAAGCTGGCATGTTTCTTTTTGACTTTCCTTTGAATGTTTCCAAGAAAACTCTAATTGTCATACCTACATCTTTTCTATCCTGTCCCATAACACCATGCAGCCAATGGCCACAGAATAAAAAGCAAAAATCTTCTTTTATCGAATCTAAAGATGATTTTATTGTACCAGGTATTTCGCTAGTCTTTTTGAAAAAGTCCATATCTAAACCTTCAAATAAAACCTCAACAGGCACCTCTAATTTTAATTCAGGTGAGTTTGTGTCTTCCTGTCCTGTTTGTGGATTGACTGCTTTATAATTTGCAATTTGAAATACATATTTTGCGTGTTCTGAAGGTACTATAACTTTATCCATTCTATTGCAACCTTGAATCCACGTCGAATCGCAAAGAGTTGTTTCTATTCCTGCAGTAACACCTATATTATATTTACCTACAGGTTGAAATTCATTTGGTACTGTAACCTGAATCCATACATCTGGCTGCTTTTCAGTCATGAATTGTTGAGGATTCTTTATAATCAAAGAACTTATATCTTCATCATCTTTACCTAATGCGTCTTTAGGGCAAGTACCCCAAACTTGGTCAAAAATATGAATATCAAATTTATTCATATCAATTAAACTTCTAATTAAATCTCTACTATGGTCTCCATAACCACTTCTGCTTGTTGATGGGCAGCTTATAACTAATCTTGGTTTCATTATCTTAATACTCCTGTTGGATAGACTTTATTTGTTGCGTCTAAATCTATAAGTTCATAATTTGCTTTAGGTTTGAAATTATCAAACGTAGTTTTAATTGCATTGAGCATAGCCTCATTCATTCCATCTTCTGTAAATTTATTTTCTATAGCCCAATTCCTTCCTAAGATTCCTTTTCTAGTTCTCTCCATTTTAGATTGTCCATACCAATATTTTAATCCCGATGCAATATCATTTATTTCAGGTCTAGAATCATAGATATATGGAGTAGGAGGTGAGCCTTGTAAACTTTGATTTGGCCATAATGGATATGTCCATTCGCCATGTTCTTTTGATATCTCTCCTGTAGAATTACTTGGAATTTCTGCTGTAAAATGTTTGACAGATAATTCTTCACCGTCAACCTTAAATCCTAATTGGTCTTGTAAACCTCCAACAACAGTTGTAATTGTAGGTCTTGCAGCCATCATAGCTTCCATGTGACTTAAACCAAAGCCTTCAGCGGAAGAAGGATTACAAACTACATCTGCAATATTATACAGCCAATTCATTTGTACAGGTGCCAATTTCTGCGTACTAAATATAACATTCATATTAGGGTATAGCATTTGTATCAATGTAGGTAAATCAGTACCATTTGTATCAACTGGGTCTGTATGTAATATGATTGCTGTTTTCGATGCCTGCTCTTCTGTCATTTCTCTATTGAATTTTCCAAATGCAGATAGCAAATCAGAGGTACCTTTACGTCTTATATTCCTACTATTGAAAAACGCTACAAAGTCGTAAGTTTTCCCTTGTAATACTTCATTCTTAAACTTTTGAAATTCAGCATCTTCTCCTAATATAGGGAAAAATACATTTTCGTTTATACCATGCTGTACATAAAACAGGTCTTTTTCTTCTACTCTAGGTTTTCTTTGGCAAACGTGTTTATTGATATTATATGTTTGCTTTGAAATAGCCATTAAACCATCGCAAGATTCATAAGCATTTTCATTCCAATGTGGGAAAGGAAGGTCATCCCATATATTATAATACATAATAGGAATATTCTGTCTAATCTCATGCTCCATTGCATATAACCAATCCCAGAATCTTGGGTCAGTAAAATGCATAATACCATCAGGCTTTTCTATTGCCATAACTTCTCTTAATATTTGCTGATTACCATATCCGTCTACAGGATAAAGTTTTATATAAGCATCATCGATTCCTAATATTTTATTTGTATCTTCAGATAAATCTGCAACCTTACCTTTTTCAGGATGTTTGATTGCACCTGCCATTTGTACCCAGTCAAATTGTTTAACTGTACCTAATACAAAAGATTTTGACATTGTTCCGACACCAGAATGAATTCTTAAATCATCTGATAGTAATAGTATTTTCTTTTTTGCCATTTTCTATAACCTTTTCTTTTATTGTGTTTCTAAAACTCTTGTTGTTAATAAACTCTTCGATTGATATATCAACCAATTGTCTAAATGTAATTTTTTCATCTATCGACATTTTCTTGAAATTATTCCAAGATTCCTCGTTAACCTTTACAGATGTTAATTTTTGTTTTGCCATAACTTATTCTCCATACAATATATAAATATATACTTATATATTTTTATTATGAAATAATTACGACTTTTTTATTCATTTTTTTCGCCTCTTTTATTGTATGTTCACTTCCAGCTGATTTATATCCTTCAGGTATAAATACAATTAAACAGTCTACATAATTAGCAAGCATTTTATTTCTATGAAAAAAGTTCTTAGGCTGATAAATTTTTCCATAGTAGTTTTCGTGTAATGCAGAATATAGGTTTTTAGGTGTATGCGCAGGATTAAATTCAATATAATTGCATACTTCTTTGCAAATCTATCTGCTCCATCTAAACAACCTCCTGATACTATTGTTAAATCAGGTTCAAATTTATTTTTTAATGCAAAAATAGTATCTTTAACTTTTCTAAAGTTTTGATAATCTCGACTTCCTATTATACCTATTTTCATACTGCAACTGCCATTCTATTTTTTGGTGGACATAAGTCGTGTCGCTTTTTGAACGGACAGTACGTGCATCCTGTTTTATATGCTGGATAACTACCTTCTTTATTTTTCTTTCCATCTGTTGTAAATGAATTTGATATAAATTCTGTTAACAGCTTTGTTGTTTTATTCATAGAAGGCTTTCCTGCAGCTGGCCTGTATTGCTGTATTCTTTTTTGTGGGAAGTCTAGGTTTTCATATAGCTTTCTTTTTACAATAAAGTATTCTACATCTATTAAGCTTTCGTCAACACCATATTGTTTTGAAAAATATCTTTTATAAAGTCTTAATTGGTCGCCTTCTTGCTTTTTCTTTTTAGGCCTCCATCCCATATAAGATGTTTTAATATCTATAATTTTTAACCTTTCACCTTCCTTTATAACAAGGTCTGCAAAACCCATAACCATAAGTTTATCATTATCTTCTACATCATGCAAAATTGGCATTTCTATACCTACCAATTCTGTATTTTTTTTGGAAAAATAAGCACCACGCTTACGCTTAAAATAATCTATTATTGCAACACCGTCATAATAAAAATCTTCCATTTCTTCTTTACAGCTGAAATGTTTATTATCATATTCTTTTACACGTAATTTATATTCTGATGACATATTATCTGACAGCATTTTATGTAAATCTAGTCTGTCTGCATTTACTATTGATTCATTATACATCGTGTGTATATATTTTTGAAGTACCTCGTGCATTGCTGTACCGAAAACCAAAAACATATTAGGTATAAATTCTTTGATACCGTCTAGATATGCCAACTTCCATTGAAGTGGACAATTTTTATACATATTTAATTGACTATAAGATATTGTCCTTTTACCCATTTTGCGGGCCTTTATAGCTAAGTCTTTAGGTGTTTTTAGAATCATATTATAGTACTAATATACGCAAAATTTCCGACATAAAAAAATTTTTACTAGGTTATTTTTTATTATTTTCAATTAACTTATCAAGGTATTGCTTTGCTTTTAGAAGGTCTTCAATACCATTTTTATGTCTCCATCTTGTAACATATTTTATTATATTACCTTCAAAAAAATCAAGCTTTTGAGAATAAGCATATTCCCACATCTCGATTCCTTTAGTATAATGCTCTGGATGTTTTACGCTATCTTTAGGCATCAGGCTTGTCTTTTGGTAAAAATTCTTGATTGATATGTCCACAATCTGTACATTTGTATGTCTGCATAGGTACCAAAGTATCTTTTCCTGTCGGTGAAAGTACCGCTGATAATTTCTTAAATAAAAATACAGATTGAAATGTTTGGCAACCACATTTATCACATATTATATCTTCCAAATCATTTGGATTTAATTGTATTTGCTGTTGCTGATTCATATTGCCTTGATTCATCTTAATCTCTTTTCCCATTTTACATTCCCATCATTCCTGACATTGGATTTGCAGGTTCTTCTTTATCATCTTTAATAGACGTGATTAAACATTCGGTAATTAGCATTGTTCCTGCAACAGATGCTGCTTTTTCAAGTGCAACTCTCGTTACCTTTGAAGGGTCTATAATTCCTGCGTCAAACATATCTACAACCATTTCTCTTCTAGCATCAAACCCAGAATCGACATCTTCTTCACTAATCTTATTCCATATAACTTCTGAATTTAGACCTGCGTTTTCCATTATCTTATTGAAAGGGGATTTACACGCTTCTAATACAATTTCAGCACCATATTTCTGGTCATCATTATCTAAATCAATATCATCAATTGACATGTTGCTAATTATTCTTCTCAGTGCAGTACCACCACCAGCTACAATTCCTTCATCTACTGCAGCTCTTGTTGCAGCCAAAGCATCTTCTACTCTATCTTTCTTTTCTTTCAACTCGATTTCAGATTCAGCACCAATCTTCATAAGAGCAACACCTCCTGTAAGTTTACCTAGTCTTTCTTGCATTTTTTCTATTTCATAATTAGATTCTGATTTTTCAATAGATGCTTCGATTTCATCAATTCTACCATTTATTCTTTCTTGAGTACCTCCACCATCTACAATCGTTGTGTGCTTCTTGTCACATGTAAGCGTTCTTGTTGTACCAAACCAATCAGGATTGAATTTATCCATAGTCATACCTTTTTTAGGAGATATTAAAGTTGCACCTGTTAATGCAGCAATGTCTTCCATAATTATTTGTTTGTCATCGCCATAACCTGGAGCTTTAATACAAGCACATTTTAATGTACCTCTTGCGTTATTAACAATAATACCTGCTAATGCCTCTCCTTCAATATCTTCTGCAATAATAAACAAAGGTCGATTCTGAGCAATGCAATATTCTAGACATTTTACAAGATTTTTTAGATTATTTAATCTAGCCTCATAAATAAGAATCAAAGGATTTTCCATCTCAACCTGCATTTCTTGTTGGTTGTTTATAAAATAAGGTGAAAGATAACCTTGACTTAATTGCATTCCTTCTACAATCTCCAAAACATCATCGGCAGTTCTAGAATCTTCAACTGTAATTACACCTTGCGTGCCTACTTCTTCCATAGCATTTGCAATTAACTGGCCAATTTTCTCATCATTGTTTGCAGATATTGAACCTACTTGCATGATTTCGCCGTTGTCTTTTACATCCTTAGAAAGCTTGACAATCTGTGTTGTTATTTCACTCACAGCTTTATCAATACCTCTTTTCAAGTCAATATTATGAGAGCCGTTTGCAATTCTTTTATAGCCTTCTTTTAACATCGAATGTGCTAATACAGTTGCAGTTGTAGTTCCGTCACCTGCCTCTTCGTTAACTTGATTAGCTACATCTTTTACAATTTGTGCACCTGCGTTTTCAAGTTCATTTTCTAATTCTATCTGCTTTGCAACTGTAACACCATCTTTTGTTGATTGATATTCACCGTATTGCTCGAATACTACATTTCTACCTTTAGGTCCTAGTGTAGCTGATACAGCATTTGCTAACTGTTCAACACCTTTTAGCATTTCGCCTCTAGCATCTGTACCGAAATTTAATTTCTTTGCCATTATTTATTCTCCAAAATTGTTAATATATCTACTTCTCTTACAATGTAATATTCTTCACCTTCAAATTCTACAATATTACCTACCTTAGGGTATACAATTTTATCACCTACTTTAACTTGCATTTCAGTACGCTTACCATTGTCTAACCATCTTCCTGGACCTACTGCTATAACCTCAGCATGTCTAGAACCTTCTTGTGTTGTATCAGGAATTATAACGCCACCTGATGTTTGGCCTTCATTTTCAATTTTCTTGACAACTACTTTGTCTGCTATCGGATTAAACATTAAATACTCTCCTTTTCTAATTGTAATTCATATTCTGATTTTGTACAGGTAACACCTGTTTGTTCTTTTACTAATTCTGGTGTCGTGCACGACTGGTTAAATGAAGCGAATTCTGTATGTGATTTCCATCTTCCACAGCCTGCGAATAAACAGCCAAAAGCATTTGATAGATAATCAGCTTTTGCATATTCGCATTTCTTTGTTACGTCACACATAGGCTTGAATCCATTTGCCAAATCAATTCCTTCGTCTATCATTTTTTGTCTTAATAGCCAGTGTAAACCTACAATAAACTCCTCTTCACAAAATTGTAGTCGCCTCGCCATCTGTCCTCGTAATGAACCTATATTTTGTTCTACAACATAGCTACATTCTCTTGACATTAAATTTAACGATGACATTTCTATTTGAGAAAATACCTCATCATTTTCATTTCTTATATCTTCAAGTTCCTGCAATGTATCAATAACCTCTTTCTTAAATGAAGGGTCTTTTTCCATTGTTTCCCAAACCTGTGTATATACAACGTAGTTAGGTTCTTTACTAACTTTATAATCCTTAAACTTTATACCTACTCTAGCTCTTGAATGCTGGTCATATTGGCATACAGGTGTTCCTGTAATTTTATATGTTATCATTTGAGAATCTGGATTCCAACTAAGTATTTCTACATCCAAACATTCTATACCTTTTTTTATATTAACTTTATTCATCTGTAAACAACTTTTTATCTGATTCACTTAAATTTTCGTATTTTATATTCTTAATATATTCTAAAACTTCTTCTGTATCATTATGTATTACATTAAGATATTCTCCTATTAAAGGAAATTTTTCAGCAACGACATCAACAACCTTTTTATATAATTCACTCATTGCCCATTCTTTATTGTCAACATTATCAAATTTTCCTGAAGCGTTAAAACCTCTCATACTTACAAGTGATAATAGATTCTGGCCAAAATGATATGAGTGTTGATAGCTTTGAGGTAAAAAAGACCTTGCTGATTGCCATGATGCTTGGTCGGTTTTTAGAGCAGCCGAATAAAGAGATTTAAGTCGCTTCATTACATTTTTATGTTTTTCAGGTAACTCATCTAATGTAACAATATCGACATCTGACTTGTTATTATCTCGACATCCTATACTCATAAAACTTGTGAAAGGTGTTTGTGTGTGGTAGTCAAATAACCATCTTGGTACACCTCTAACTCTAAATATAAACTGTACCATTTCTCTTGCCTGAGGTAAAGTATTATGAGTTAGTACTGCCTTTACAACTTCAAGCTTTCCTTCGGGAGATGTAATTGGCCATTTTCTCTTAAATTCATTATCACCCCAAGTAGAAGTACTAGTCACAAACATAGACTTATAAGGATTTGACATGTGGTCCTCTAGTGTAACCTCAACCTCGTCTTGTAATAATTTGAATTCTGTTTTTAATAACGGTTGTTCCTCAGGTAATGTTCCCATTACAATTCTCAGGTTTTCAACCACATCATAACTTAATTTTTCCATATTTCGTAACCTTTTTTATATAATATAAATATAACAAATCTTTCCGACATAGTGAAATTATATCAACTTTTTTATCGAAGAGTTTTTACTTTTTGTAAAACCAAATTTGTTTTTAGATGCAGGTATCAATACGAATTCACCTTCAGACAAACCTGCAATATCTCTTGTATTGAATATTGTTATATACAATTGCTTTAGGTCATCTTCTAAAGCTATCTTATAGAATTCTCTACCTGTTTTCTTAGATTTTTTAATAATAATTTTGTTAATAATTCCATATAATTGAAATTGTCCTTTTTCTGTTTCATCTGGAATTTGCTTGGGACTTGTTAATTGTGCTATAATATCTGGTGCATGTTCGTAGAAAAACTCTTTATATTTTGCAAAAGGATGTTCATTAAAATAAAAGTCGAAGTATTTCTTTTCCCATTCAAACTTCTGTGTCTTATCCCAATCCTTTTCACCAACAGTGTCTTCAATTATCTGGTCAATAATACCTTGAATTGTCTGAGACTTCTTTTTATTTCTACATGCATTGATTATATCCTCAAGTACCTTTGAATTTTTCATAATTCCTTTGAAATATCCTAATCTACATAGAGGTTCGTAAGTACGTTTTGTAATTTTATTATTAAGAATAAAGTCAACAAGCTCTGTTAATGTATTTACATCGCCAGGTTTTACAGAATTTATAATTGCAGCATCTTTATCTGGTATGCCTTTTACAAGATTAAGACCAAACTTTATTGATTTGTTGTCATAATCTATTTCAAAACTATTACCAGTCTGACCTATTTCAAATTCATTAAACTTTATACCTTTCTTTTTAATTTGTTTTACGAACCAACTTAATTCTGCATTTGTTGAATGGTTAAGAAGAGCTGTATAATATTCATAAGGAAAGTGTACTTTTTGCCACATTGATATGTAAGCATTCATTGCATAAGCCAAAGAGTGAGATTTATTAAATGAATATTCAGAATATTTACCTAGTACATCAAGTAATTCATCAATGTCTTTGTCCTTCATTCCATTTGATTTTGCACCTTTTTTGAATCTATCCAGCATGTCATAAAAATTATCCTTCTTGTCTTGATTACCTTTATGTAATAACTTAAGGATTTTTCTACCACCATCAGCTTCAGCAAGTGTAAAACCACCAATTTTTTGTAGGATAAACATAATCTGCTCTTGAAATATAGGTACGCCTAATGATTCACCTAATATATCCCAAAGAATTGGAGATTTTTTGTCTAGAAGCATTTTTGCCTCTTCCGGATTTTCGCGGTTTTTGATATATTCGTCAATTCCTCCGGCCTGGATTATAGCAGGGCGAAACATTGCGTTGATAGAAGATAAATCAATTATGTTTTTAGGTTTAATTGTCCTAATTAAATTTATCATATTGTCTGAGCCAAATTGAAAGATATCTTTGCAGTTACCTGTTTCGAATTCATCATATACCTTTTTGTCATCGAAATTAGATTTCAGAATTCTTTGTTCTAAATCAGATTCACCATGCTTTTTCTCAATAAGTTTGAAAGTATCGTTAATAACAGATGCCGCCTTAAGTCCAAGAATATCCAACTTACAATATCCAAGCTCACTAACCTCACGTTCATCACCACCTTCTTGTACACCTGTAACAGTTTCACCTTTAAGTCTTAATAAAGGTATTTCTGAACAGTTTAAGTCTTTATTACTTACCAAAATACCTGATGCATGTCTACCTGTTTGCCTAACCATACCTACCATCTTAGGTGCAATTTTCAAGAACAATTCTTTATTGTCCTTAATGAACTGCATTAAATCCTTTTCACCTTTTTTCTGTGCAATATTAAATGCATTTTTCATTTCAAAATCTATAGGTGAATTAGGGTCATCGCTAAAATATCCTGTAAGTTTATTTGATAATACAAAGTCTAGTTCATGTATTCTACATAAATCCTTTACTGTAGTTTTGGCACCAAATTTACCAAAGTTTGCAATATGACAAACACGCTGTTTACCAAACTTGTCCTTTAGATAATCCTCACATTTCTTTTGAGTATCAGAATCAATGTCTAAATCAACATCGGCAGGGTCAATACGAGCAGGGTTTAAGAATCTTTCAAAAATTAGATTATGTCTTATTGGGTCAATTTTTGTAATATCTAATACAAATAATACAAGAGAACCACCAGCAGAACCACGACCTGCACCAGTTGCACCACCTACCTTATATACAAAGTTATTAAGTAAGTCATCTAAAATTAAGAAATAATCTATAAAACCTTTTG